TTATACGCAAGGGCCTGTCGCACAGCCGTACATCATGATCAGCGGGAACACGGGCACGACGAGAGGCATCAAAATGAGATCGCCCGCCGAAACATTATTGTCGGTAATGGACACCGGGATCGGCTGCTCCAGTACGCCACTTTCATCGGCAGAGTAGAGCGAGGAATCTTTTTTGCGGATAAACTCACCTTTTGCTCTGAATGCCACCATTCCAAAACCAACGGGTGCTGGGATCGTCGCACTATACTGCTCGCGCAGGTCTTTCAGTTGCTCATCAGACATCCCGGCGGTGCGGAAGTAGTTTTTGTAAACGGCATCAACACTGTTATCCGTGATAACAAAGGTAGTTTGCACTCGGGTGATGCTGTCTTTATAGGTTTTGTAGAACTGATAATAGGCCGTGTACTGCTGCTGCGCCTTCTCCCCCGAGAACTTGTAAACATAGTCTTTTGACTCGGCTACCAGCACGCCCTGGTAATTTGAAACTTTGTTGATCCTGTCAACAGAGGGCAAATTATGCGAGCACGCGCTGAGCAATATACCCGCGCAGAACACCATCAGAAGCCGAATACTACCGGTCAACAACTTGCTCAATCCCCTCTCCTTAGTTAGCCCCTGATGAAATGCAATCGTCCGCATCATATCCCGATGCCGGAAAGCAAAGCACGAATTTAAAGACGCGGGCCGACGCCAAATTTCGGAGACTTAACATTTGCCGCCCACAGCTTGATGTCCTTCTGAATTAACACCGTGAAATCTGAAGTCAGCCGTTCGACCACATAATTGGCCTGCGCGGCCTCGGCTATAACAAAATGCTCGAGAATTTTATCTTTGAGTGGAAAACAGCGATATTCCGCAGGAACAATTTTGCCGTCAATTTCCAGTTTTGCGCTGCGCCCGGCTTCGTCACAATTACCGCTTCGCGTATACGAAACAACCATATTTGCCGATTCAAACCCGGCGTTACCGATACTGACCAGCACCGGCTCGTGCTCGGCGGTCTGCGTCATGCCATACAGCACGCCATTCTTTTTATGCCAGGTATTATATTCTCTTTGCTGCTCTGCGCCGTGGGCGCCTGAAAGCGAAGCCGCCAAAAGCCCCACGGTAAACATTATTATTTTCATTACTCATCCTTACGCTCTCCTCCCTGAGACAGACAAACTAAAAAAACCACCAAGTCCGATATGATAAAACTTAGCGATGAAAAAAGTTGAATAAAAGCCCTACTCTTTTAGGTAGGTTCCCCCTCATACGACAGAATCTCTTGCGCAACAAATAATTAACAAAATCAGAAAAAAACGCTGGACGAAAAGCCCGCAAGTTATGGTATGGTTTTAGCGCACAGGTGGGGTCAGGAAGGTGATGGGAAATCTTTCTCGCGCAGGCAGCCTCGCCGCTTTCCGGGCAAAAAAAAGACCGAACACGATTCCTGTAATCGCTCCCTGCAATTAAAACCCTTCTAAATCAGCAATATAAAATCATTATCAATTGTTTTTCGCTCAAAAGCACAGCTCAAAACACATCAAAACAATCAAACACATATCACTTTTTTCGAGTTTATTCGAAAAAAAATCGAGTCCAGCCTTATTGAAAAATTATAACTTTTTACATGATAAAACTCACAACCCAATGTTGTTACTTTCATTGACACGTAGCCCCAAAGGGGCTATCATTCTTTTCATGAGGTAGCGGAAAGGCCGCAGCCCAGACCCGAAAGGAAGAACGAGATGACAAACGATATGACCGCAGCTGAACTGGAAAAAATCCATGCAGAAATCGCAAAGCTGATGGCTGAGACAGCAAAGATAAACAGGGAAACAATGTGGTATCCCGTCGCTGTCGCAACGGGTTTAATCGGCGCGGTAGCTACAGTTACCACAATCATCATCAAATTTATTTAACAGAAAGCCCCTCCGGGGGCTTTTTAGCAGGCTCATTATGCGACTAATCGAAAACTACACGCCGCCAACTCCTCAGGAACTTGAAGCGCTGAAAGCTGATCTGGGCTATACCGGAAATCAAATGGCAGATCTCGCTGGCGTAGCCAGCAACAGCCAATGGCGGAAATACACTGGTGGAGAATCCCCACGCGCGATGTCACCGCACATCCTGTTTTTTGTAGCAGCTCAGTTGGTGCTTGATAAAAAGGATCTTGACGGCATTCTTGATAAAATGCGTGATATTGGCGCTGACATTAGTGCTTGATAGCGATTATCATTTAGGGAACAAGTAAAATGTTTAAATATTTAGTGGCATTATTTTTCGCTACCTTTGGCGATAATGATGATTTAATGATGTTCTGGCGCAAAGAAATAGTAAGGCGCGATAGAATTCAACTGCATAGATTATTAAGAGAGAAAAACAATAATAGATGCCGAAATTTTCTATTTTGGTGGAGGCTTGCTAATGAAATGCATATTAATGGTGGACGCATTCAAAAAAAAGCAGCTGAAAAAATAAATTTAATGCTTTTGGAAAAATTCGGGTGTGAAATAAGTCTTGGTGCAACAATAGGGAAAGGTTTAAAAATACCACATCACAATGGCATTGTGATACATCACTCGGTCGTTATTGGTGAAAACTTTGTTATTCGCCAAAATACTACAATAGGAAAAAAAGACTCTGATGATGAATCAGCTAAATTAATCATTGGAAATAATGTTGATATCGGCGCAAATACTTGCATAGTTGGATTAAGCCATAAAATAGGAAACAATGTAATAATAGGTGCCATGTCATTTGTAAACAGTGACATACCGGATAATTGCACCTATATCACAAAAAAAGACATCAGGTTAATACAGCGCTTATAGCAATAGTGATAATCACGCTTGAGCGAGATTATCACTATCTGACCAGGAATCATTTAGGCTTTTCCGGCCAGTTGATTTCTGGTGCAGCACTCACATCAACTCGATTTAGCATAACGCGGTAAGTTTTCCAGACCTTCAGTTGCTGCAACTCTTCATCAGTTGCTATATCTGCGTCTACAGCGTCCTGAAGCGGGGAAATTGCAGCCGTAGCTTCAGCAAGCAACCTAACCTTATCCCCCTCTGCAATGGCGGTTAAAACTAAAGGGTCTGGGGAAGCAGCTTCAATCCATTCTGGCTTACCATCCTTTCCGGCGTTCCTTTGCTTTCCATGTGGCGGGGTATTTGCTGCAAACTCTATATAAATAGAATCATCTACACTTACAGCATCACTTGGCCAGCTCCCAGCTGATTCATACACATCCTGCAACTCGGCTGGATAAAATGCATTGTTAGTAGGTGAATATACATATTTATTCATGTTATCAATATCCTATTGCTTCCCAAAAAACAGGTATTGGCTGTGAAGCGTTAAATGTAGCTGAGCTATTATTAAAACTAAGTACAACAGATGTAACTGTCCCAACAACACCAGAAGTGTAAGGCGTTGATTGAATATTGAAACAGTTGTTCGGGAATGGAATAGGGAAATTAATTGTCTGGAGATTGTTCGCATTATTAGTAAACCCCCATTGAGTGATTAATCCGGTTGACCAGTCCCGGTGCCAGCCGCTTTGCGCCAGCCCCACCGTGCTTCTTTGGGCAAAGTTAGCCAGAACCCACTGAGAAGGTGCGTAGCCAGAAAGGTCTTGCTGTGGCGGCGGGTTGTTCGGCGAATAACAACGAACGCCTGGAGTATCATAAACGCCTCTCCCTGCCTGGATTATTCCATCGTTGTAAATATTTCTCTGAGTGAAGATATCTCCTACAGCAGTAACCCCACCACTAGATGAAAAAGTGCCGGTATTGGGATTGAACATCCAGGTGCTGTCACGAAACGTGCCATTCCCCAAATCACTGAGTATATGAATACATGCACTCGGAAAATCAGCGTTACCGGAAGTCAGTACACCGTAGCTAATTGATGCCCTGTAGCCTTTGTCTTTCGTTTGCACGACGGCTTTATCAATGGGTAAAAACATATTCCCATCAGCAGTAAACCCGGCAGAGTAGAAGAGTGCGCGAGGGTCATTGATTTGATTTTGAAATGCCCCGCCTCCCGGCCATACTCCTGATTTAGTGCTGTAGTGCTCTGCGTTATCCAGATAGCCAACATTACCGCCAGCCGTTGGCACCGCGCCAATTTCCTGCGGCGTTGGCGGGTTATCTTTATCGTACGGCATCACCCATGCAGACCAGACCCCCACATACCATGACCGCACATAACAACGGGACGTGTTATAAATTCGGTAAATCTGCGTAACGCCAGCGTGTTTATAAATCTCCAGTGAACCGGCGTTCGGCTCAGGGTAATTCTTTCCTGTAATGGCGTTGGCGTTCGCGGGCTGGTAATACAACCCCGCCGTTGTGTAGTTGTTAAGGTCGGCAGACTCACCGAGATAAATCGCCTGGCCGTCGAAAATATCCTGGGAGGTAACATCAATATCCTGACTGAGTGCGTGGCCGTTAACTTTTCTCTGAATGGGCACAAAACTAGAATATATCCCACCTGGGTTAAGTATTGTGAAATATCCCTTCCCCCCTTCCATAATACATAACAGACCTACGTCCTTCAGAATATCATTGACAGCCAGTTCTGTTTTATTCCCTTTGTACAACGGGAAGCTACCGAGGACTTTGCCACCCATTGTTAACTGGAGGGTGCTGGCCCCTGTATTGTTCTGTGTCGGATAAACGACAATTGGTGTGCGCAGCGTCCAGTCGGTCGCACCGTTCACAAAATAGGTGGCTGGCAGATCCAGAGTCAACGCGTTTGCAGTGCCACCAGCTACGCCTGAAATGTATTGCCCGCTCTGTAGCTGCTCTATCTGCACAAAGCCATTTTCTGACCCTCGAGTGGCAAAGTTAGCGATCACGTCATTCAAAGACCAACCCTTTGCAGTAGTCCCCTCCTGAGCCCTGACAACCGTCAGAATATCGTTACTCACTGAGGTCAGGTGGCAAATTTCGAAAACTGTTTCTTTCGCATCCGTCAGGGTGATTTTGGCGTACGTCTGCATGGGGTTGGATGCGTTGGCGTAATCGCTGCTGAGCAGCCCGGAAAATTTTGCCCCGGTTCCAGGCATCACCTGAATAGTTGTCTGCCCGGCGGTAATGTCTGCAGCCAGAGATGAGATAACGTTATTACCGAATCCAGTAATCATTTTTGTACCACCGTTACTGTAAATGTGTAAATAAAGGGCAGTTTCACCAGTTTTTGGGTGATCGCATCCTTGAGGAAAAAGCCAACACCGTCGCCGTAATCTGGAATGGTGATAGAAAAAACGCCCTTCTCGGGCGTCACACTAATATCGAAGGTATCCTGTATTGGCGGATCTATTCCGCTCGCCCCGTGTATGAACCTCGCCAGACGACGTTTAAGCCAGTCAGTACAAAAATGCGAACCGTCACCTTTGTAAAAATTCCAGGTCAGGATCCGCTTAAAATAATCGTCTGGAACATAGGACGCGGAGCCTGGAACATAGTTTTTCAGTCCCGCGTAGGTGATGGCGTTATACTCAATCGTGTTATACACCCCACGCGCAATCGCATCCTCTGAGATCTGAAGTAGCGGACGTTCTTCCCCGTAAATACCCAGCGCAATCCAGTCCAGCAACTCGCCGGTGATGCTCGATGACGTCCAGCACGGGAGATTTAGCGCATTCAGATAATCGAGGTTGGCCTGAGCCAGGGCATTAAAGGCATCAAAGAAAGCGGTAATGTTGGGGTCATCGTTGTACTGGGTGTAAGGGTAAGCGGGAATAATCTTTTCAGTTGGAGCCTGCATATTGCTTAACCTGAATTTGAGATGCTGAGGTGGAGAAATAGGCGTACGTATCCCCATAAACAAGGCTTGAGCCTGCATCAGGCGGCTTGATGACACCGTTAATGCCGACCTGAACATCGATCATCGATACCAGGGAAGGCGCAACCAGACCAGACACCGATTTCAGGAAGATATCCTGAATCTCGAAAATATTGATGGGCTGCCCCACCGCGATGGCGTTGATATAGTCAGCGATGTTTTGCTGTACCGCTTTTGCAATGCCGTCCGGGTCGATATAGGTCGTCGAGGCCGTATTCCAGGTGATCAGGATTGTCGCGTTCTGCGAGGACGGAACCACAAACGGCACCTGGTACACGTCCGGGTAAACCGTGAGCGCGATGGTTTTCTTTTCCACCGGAGCGCCAGACGGATTCGATACGTCATTGGTCAGAATAGAGATATCAGGCACGGCCTTATAGATGGCGTAAGCCACTTCGTAGGGATCACCACCGCCGACAACCGCAACCCAGCGGCCTAACGTCGCCTGTCGGTACGAGAGCAGGTTTTCCTGCACCCCATAAACCAGCTTCAGCTCGGTGCGATAGCAGTCTGGTGTGCCCTGCACACCGTACATCCCCGCCTGCAGGACCTGCGAACGATATGATGCGTAGTTTTGCTCTGCCGTGCCGGGAAGCCCCGCCGTGAGGTTGGTACAGGTCACCTCATAGCCACTGGGCACAGAGGTTTTAATCTGGTTAACGGAGCCCGCAGGCACAGCCCATGTCCCTTCGGTTGTCGCCAGGCAGTACACCGGTGCTGTCTGGCCGCTATCAGGGATCACCGTGTCACGCTGCACCGTATAAGTGTAATTTCCATCTCCGACGGTAAATCCCTTCGGGATCGGAAACCCAGGCGGCCCCATAAAGACAACGTAAACGGAGGTATTGGTACCCTCTCCACGCGGAACGCCGTAAATTGCCCCCAGCTGCGCCAGCAGGTGAATATTGGCGCTGTACGGGCTGCAGGAGTTAATCAAATCAACGCGAGCCTGGTCGCAGACCACCAGCGCGCCGACGCTGGTCCCCACCATGTCATCAATCAAGGAGCCGGGTAAATCGGTGGTTATCCCCGGCGATAATGCGGTGGCCGTGGTGATGACCTGCTGCCGTAGCGCATCAGTCGTCTGCGGCACCGGGCCAGAAATGGTGTAGCTAACGGGTAAATCGCTCATACATATACCTGCGTGACAATTTTAGAGCCTGAGTTGGTAATCGCAGAAATGCTGTACACCGGGGGATCGGTTTCCGTCAGCGCGATCTGCAGAGAGGAAAAATACGGACTGAACTGCTGCTGTAAGCGATTAACGTAAAAGGTTGGCAGTATCTGCTGAATGACTGATCCGTTAGCCGGTATACCGTGATTAGCGAAGAATGGAGACTCCTGCGGCGCCAGCTTTAAATTCTGCACCAGCGTCGTGAGATACACCGAATCGTTGAACCCGTTTTCGTCAGTCGTGACCGTTACCCACTTCCCGTCTTTATCTCGTCCGTATGTCCTCATTCGGTAATACTCCCGTTAAATGGTGCCGTTGGACCTCCGGTATCCTGTCCGTTGTTACCGTTGGTGTGCTGATGGCTGTTAAGCCACTGAACCAGTTTTTCCCAACCTTCCTGCATGATTTTCGGACTGGTGCTGGCCGCGCTGTCGGTCAGGGTGCCACTCTGCCCCGTCAGAGACCAGGCGCCAGCGGTGAGCGTTAAAACTGTACTGCCGACCGTCACCTCGAATTTTTGAGGTGTGGCGATAGTGATGCTTTCCGGAGTGAGCAAAAACGTGGTGTTGCTTTTCGCATCCCGGATGGTTACCCCTTCAGGCCCGTACATCGTCAGCACCTGCCCATCAACCGCCTCCCACGCCGTATGGCTGATGGGAAGGAACACCAGTGCGCTGAGATTACCTGGAGGAGTCAGATCGGCGGTACCGCCTCCGAGACCGCTGGCGCCGCCCAGATAGGTATCAGTTGGGATAACTATCCCTCGGTCGCCAGGCTGCATGGGATAGCGAACATATTGAGGCCCGAACAGTGGGAGCGTGACTTGCGGTATGACGTAAGGAATATCGCGCAAAAGAAACGATACGGTGATCATGTTCCCCGAACGCGCTACCACGGAGGCCGGCAGCACTTTACCGGCCATCTGCATCGCGTCGGCAATTTTCCTTTCGGCGAAATTATTCATATTTCCGCCAAAGCTCATTTTTTGATTTACGCTCATGACGCGGCCAGTCCTCCGGTTGGGTGGGCTTCGAGCAGCGTCACCCAGCTATTAGCGTCCGGCTGCCTGCTGTTACCGATTAAACGGACCGACGACACCAGAAAGTCGCCAGTAAATGAAGAATCATCGCGAAACTGAGAATACGAAGACGCCTGGATCATTGGGCGCATTTTCGGCGGCATTCGGATGTAATCCCCCACCTGAATATCGCTGCGCATGACACAAGGAATTGAAGCAGTACCGAACTGCACCCAGGTTGGCTGGCCAACCAGATCAGTAAATACTATTTGTGTCGGGTTTTTTCTTCTGTACGATGCGCTTTTGTTTGAGTCTTTATCCTGATGGTTGTCAAAGTCATTATCGAACACGCGGATCTCTTTACCGTTCACCATGGTAATTTCTACGCCTGAATAATTGCTATCTTTGATAATGCTTTTACTCAGCGTGTTTAACCGCTGTGCGAGCTCTGTCAGATTTCCACAATACATCCCGCTATCATAGTTATTTATTAACCTGTCACTTACACTGATAGAGAAACGATAATCACCGCCAATATTCTGAAAACACTGAGTAAGCGCTACCGACAGTTTTATCCCCTTATTCCATGGAAGTGTTAAATTAATCGGCGCAAGAGGTGCAGGGTTCACACTCGAAACCGCACCCGCCGTAACGATAAGATCCATTCGTAACTCGGTGCCCTGCCAGTTGCCTAATACCTGCCAGATGGTTCCCTCAAGCACCAGACCGCTCTGCCCCGGCTTAGCCAGAGGGAGTCCTTTCGACATACCCACCCACATCTTGATCTTCATGCCAAACATATTCTGTCTGGCCTGCTGCATATCCTGTGGGCTTATCCCCCAGATGGTGATTGTGCTCTGGCCTTTCGGGGTTGATTCACCAAACCGCAGCAGGTCAAACTCAATCATTAAATTGCCCGGATTGAAAACGCCATTTTTCAGGCTGGAATATTGTTTGAATAGCTTTACGGGATTGCCGTTTGCGTCAGGAGGGGAAAAAATCTGGATATCATAATAGCGCATCAGTTTATGACCTCTATTTGCCCCTTTGAGTGTCTCCAGACCATTTTGGAAATACTGAACGCTCCGACGAGCAGGTTAATATCGTACCCAACTGGAGATGCTACGATCGGAGTGGTTAACTGCCGATTGCCTGAGTTATCCGTAATATTGAGATACCATCGCTGACCAGCAATATTCCATTTGATTTGGCAGTTATATACCTCTCCATCGAGAATCGGGTTAAACACCATGCTTTTCTGTTCATTGCCTGAAAACGGAAATAATTCAGTGCTCATATTCCAAATGCCCCGCTTAATTTCCCGATCAAGCCGACGATATCCCCTGCCAAGCCTGATACTGTGCTTCCCAACGATGTATTACCCAGCGCGGAGGCCGTATTAGTCCATGCGCTGTCTGTTGTTTTGTCGCCACCATCAATTTTGCTCAGATAATTATTCGTCGCCTGTTCTGCCGCGGAATTCGTCACAAGAGGCTGCTCAAAATCCCATAGCCATTGCCTCTGAGGTACAGACTCGCTGGCGCTGGTTACATCGCGGACAGTGCGTAAAATGCACCCACTATAAATCAGCCCAGGCGTGGCCACGATGAATGTGCCGCCGAGATTTGCATGTGCCTGCAAGACCATTTGCAATGCGCTCAGGGTGACCAGCTTTGTCATCGCGCCGGTGTTGTCGTTAACCGGCGCATCCATCAGCATTGGAATTCTCAGGGGCTGGGCAAGAAGCGCATTCGCAGCGATCGCCTGATTAGCGAACGGGTAGCGGCCGATATCGTAATCAATCATCGTGCCGCCCTGCGATGCCCTCCAGTGGCAAAAGTATTTGTCCAGGTCCGTAAGCTGAACGCTTCCCCCGAGGAGACCAGAAACAAAACTGGCACTTTGGGTTATTGCCACTATCGGCAACATACCGCCGGGGATGCTTTGGGCTATACCGTCGCAGAGGATCACCGGTGAAATTTCAAAGCCAAGCTTATAAAGCTCCCGGGTGAATGACATTAGCCATATCCTCCTAACTGTGTGCTGCCGACAATTGCGCTGCCGCCAGTATTGTTATAAACCACCAGACCACCGCCTACGCCTCTACGCTTCCCGTCATCAACGAGCTGCTGTAATAGCTGATCAGTTTTATTTGATGATGACTGAGCGGGCTGCATAGCAGGCACACTCTGGCTGGTACCCGGCATATCAGCACCATAAATGTTTCGATACTGCTCGTTCACCCGGCCAGCATATTCTCGATTCTCTTTACTGCCTCTGCGGCTCCCACCGTTGTACCAGCGCAGCATTTCATCAACATCACCACCAGCCTGCTTTTTCGCCCATGCCATGACTCTGGCACCGGCCATGATGTTATCGCGGGGATCGAAAGGGTTTTCTCCTGGCTGGAAATTATCCGGCATGACCTGCATTAACCCCTGAGCCCGTTTACCGGAGCGGGTCACCGGCCCCTCAGCATTCGGATTCCAGGAAGACTCAGCCCCGGCGGTAGCCTTGAGTACCTTCGGGTCAAGGTTGTACTTTTTCGCCGCCTCCTCAAAAATGGGGTCATATTTTTTTGACTTCATTTCATTTGACCACCTGCGCGACTCATTCAGGTCATCAGCCATTTTGTCGGCAATGCCACTGAACCAGCTGCGTTTATCCAGGCCTGACGAACCATACTGAGCTTCAGGATCCTTTCTCAGCATCGAAGACCCCGCTTTCACATCATCCAGCGAGATATTTGTCTTTCCTGCAACCCAGTCAATGACCTTACCGATCAGGCGCCACAGGCGTTCAATGCCGGACATGAACGATTCAACGTCGCTTTTAAACTCTGGCGCCGCGAGGTAATTCCCGAAGCGGCGAATGCCATCGGACAGACCATCAATCCACTTACCCAGCTCAGGTGATTTGAGAACGGTATCGATCGCCCCTGAAAACGCATCCGATAATTTACCCAATGCCGGGGTTAACGGTGCCAGACCACGAATAAACGTGTTTTCAATTCCGATCTTGCTGCGGTCGAGCTGAATATTGAAATCCTGCCATTGCTTAAGCTGCTCATCCGTCAGCTGCAGGCGCTGCGTATCCTTCTGGGCCTGCTTCACCATCGCATCGATTTCCGCATCGCTCATGTTTTTGAAGCGGTTCAGGTCATCGAGGGTAAAGTAGTTCGTCAGCCCGTAGGCTTCAGCCCCCTGCTGCGTACTGCCATTTTTAACGAAAATATCGCGGGCGCTGCGTATCATCTGTGGCAATAGCGTTGCCGGATCCTGATTGGGGTTGTTAATCCCCATCGCCTGGAACTGCCAGCGCTTACTCAGATCGAGCTGAGAATCCCGTATCGCTCCCAGCGTGGCCACGGGATTCCCCAGGGCTTTCTGGTAATTCACCGCCGCAGAGTTAAGCCCACCCGCGGTGGTGCCCAGCCCCATAGCCGTAAATCGCTGTGCTGAAGCATTGCCCGCAAGGCGGTTTATTCCCCACAGACCGCCAGCACCGGCCAGGCCGGAGAAAATGCCCAGCACCGTTCCCCACGAAAGAATGCTGCTGGTTGCGTCTTTTAAATGCCCTGCGAGGGATTTGGCATCCTTACTGGCTTTATTCAGGAAATTGCGCCCGGCGCTGCTCTTTTTGTTCAGTTCAGACTGCGTTTTATTGGCTTTATCCAGATGGCCGTTCAGCCTGTCCAGCCCATCATTCAGGGATGCAATGGCCGCCACGCCCTCAGTAAAGGCCTGGGTGATGGACTCCGTGCCGGTTTTAACCCGCTCGGTTTCTTTTGCTGCGTCACCCAGCCCATGAACCGCCCCGCGCCATTGTTCTGGCAGCTCACTTAACGCTTTCTGGTACTCATTGAACTTATCCAGAAACGACTGAAATTTTTCATCCTGGACGTCAATGTCAATAATGGATTTAGCTGCCATTGAAATACCCTTTCCGTCTTATTTCCTCCAGGATGAAGCGCTGCCGGAAATGGAGTGGGCTTTTGTATTCCCCAATATCCAGTTCACGGCAGAGCAAAGCGAACCCCTCACAGGAGGCCCATGTCAGGAGGGTATGTGTGAGAGTTCCGGCTGGGCTTCCAGGATCGGGATATCGGTATCCGTTTTCGACGTCAGTAAAGAATCGCGGAACGCCGTAACATTCGATGAGACGAGTTGCCCACTGTACATTTCGAGCGCCTTGCCCACTGTCGGGGCGATCAGGTTCGCTTTCTGAATAGCAGAGCTGACCATAAAAAAAACAACCTCGCCTTCGACTTCCCTGTACTCATCCTCGCTGAGAATTTCCTGCTTAAATGCGGTATCCAGCGAGATAGTTTTCCAGTTGCCGCTATCGTTCCAGATAACCGTCGTCAGGCGCTGAATATCATCGACGATGGTCGGCATGCCTGCAGCAATCTGGCCAGCGTCCTGCTGTGCCTTGAGAATATTGCGAAGCATCATTGCGGCCACACGCGGTGCGCCCACAGAACCGACCATCGAGAAGAAGTTATTAAACAGGCCGCCGAGCATCACACAGTTTTGTTCGACGACTTCATACGGAAATGGCACCACGTGCAGGTAGACCAGAGAACCATCTTCGCGGGTGATGGTGCTGACAAAATTCAGTTTTTTATCGATTTTCACGGCAATTAATCCCACATTTTGTCGTTGGTGATGATGTAACCGGAAATGGTGACCACATAGCCCGCATCCATCCCGGAAATCGGCAGTTCGTTAAAGTTCACCAGATAGGCATTCAGGATGGTGTAGTTCCCGAAGGTGCTGGCGTCGGGCGTGACCACAACCTCGCCCAGTGCAGTATCAGACGCGAACTGGCGCTGATAGCTCGCCGCCAGTCCCTGAGTTCGCAGCAAATGAAGGGTGAGTGTCACCTGCTGGTAAGGTGCCTGGCTCCCGACCGTACCCGTCAGCGTGGGGATAATGTCCGTTGCCGGACCGTCCGGGCGCATGCTGATACCATCTTTACCCAGATAGGAGGCGGTCACATTCAGCGCGGGATTGTCCGTTAGAGTGACGGCCCCTCGCACACGATTCAGGAAACCCTGTGGAACTAATGGATTCGGCATTGGTTACGCCCCTGCGAAATTGGTTACGTTGAGATTAAACGTGATGGATTCAAAGCCACGCTTTGGCGTGATGACGGCGCTCAGGCCGTTATACTTGCCATCGGCGTAATCAGAGGGATTCAGACCGGTGTAGCTGGCGAACGGAACGGCATTAATCACAGCGCTGCCCGCATAGGTCCCCTTTTCATACTCTTCGTTAAAAACTTCCTGCGTCAGACGTGTATCGACCACCTGCCCCAGGATGAGGCCGTAGCTGATCCCCGATCGCAAAGTTTTCAACGCACGATTCTGCAGGCGATTAATGCCGCGCTGCTCAAAGTACAACGGGTTCACCGTAGTGTTTGAGCCGTTGATCACCTCGTTCGCCAGGTCCAGCTCGAGGTTAATCGCGCACCAGGCGACGGAATACCAGTAGTTGAACGGGTTACCATCCAGCATATGGCCCGCCACCAGCATCTTATTGCTCAGGCCACCTTCCGCTGCTGTGCCGATGTAGTTGATGCTGTTGTCTTGCAACGTTTTTAACAGCGCGCCATTTCCGGCAGCAGGATATTCCGTAACACCGTACATAAAGCGCCAGGCCATCGGGGGAACCATATTGGACGATCCCGGGTCGTTAACCAGAGAGGACTGGAAAGGCGCCGCCATTGAAAACTCAGTGCTCCCGATAATGGGCGCTTCCACTCCGGCAAACACATTCGGATATTTTCCGGTAACCCAGTCCTGATAAGTGGCGATCGCCGTAGTGACAAAGAATTTCACCATCGAGCCCGGCGAGGTGAAATTGTTAGCCAGCGTTTTAAATGTCGATTCAGCATCCCATTCACGCGGCACAAGGTACGAGAAGATTTTCTGGTAAGTATTGCCCAGCGAAACATCGTGATCGATAAACGTACCCAGCGCGTCAACAGCGCCTGCAGCATTCACATCGCCCAGCTCGAGCACATAAACGGCGCGCGTAGTGCCTTGAGCCCAGAAAGTTGTGTTCATCTGGATAATTTCACTGGCTGCGACCGTTTTAACGGCCCCCATAACGGTTGCGGTGCCCGGGTCGTTTGTCAGCGGGTAAGTGAACGCTGTGGCGCTGGTTATGGTGGCCGTAACCGCCCGGTTATAGGCTGCCGGCATCACACCAGAGACGATAAGTGGAATGGTGTCATCCGTTTTCCATCCATGAGCCTCTGAAAGCGTTACGGTGACCACGTTCGCTGCCCAGGCTATCGAGGCGATTGTTTTCGCTGGCGAAATAATGGCTTTCAAATCGTCTTTGCCCGAAAGCAGCTGGTACTCACCGGCAGCCAGGGTTGTGCCTCCAACGGATATCATCGCGCCAGATTTCAGCAACTGCGACGGCTTCGGCGGATTAGTCACCGAGATATTAATATTCACAATCGACATTTAACGTTTCTCCGGGTAAATGGCGGGGATTGCAGAAGTGATCAGCTGGCGGGAGATGTCTCTCATTCGCTGCTGGTAATAGTTGATTCTGAATTTGATGGTTTTGCGCTGAGCAATGATGTTCAGCTCGTTCTGCGTTACGCGCTCATCCTGTACGACAGGGATATTCATCACCCCCATTTCGGTTGCATCGCTGAGTGTGTAGTCCTGGACGTAACGCAGAAAGTCCTCAACGATGGAATTACGCAAACCGGTTATGGACAACGTCACATCTTCGGAAACCAGCTGATACTGATTCTGTTTTTCATCCAGATAGAAAGCACCGGCAATCGGGGTAGTATTGCTGCATTTCACCGTTGCAAATGGCGGGGAAATGTTTTGCACAGACAGCATTGCCGGGTACATGGGCATGAACTGGTTTAGCGCTAACCAGATGGGCAGCGAACTGGACACAACCACATCAGTCAGATCGATGTCGGCGGCAGAGTTAATTATCTGCGACCGCATATGTGGGAAAATCGCCTCGCCGGTGTAATGGTAAAGATTGGCCGGTTCGTTCAGGCCAGTGCGCCGGGAAAATGAAAACTGGAGGCCAAAAAATTCGCCGATGTAGAGCACATCCGATCCGATATCGTTGAACGGGTCGATATCGGACTGAGCGGTAAACGTCACAACGTTGCGGTCATACAGCTGCTCATCATCCTGGATGGATTCCGTTGTCAGGTGTAAATAACCCTTAACGTTGACCGTATCAGGCCCGCTGTTTTCGCCACCAGCAAGCACAGAGGCTTTAACCCAGAACACAAAGCCATCGAGCGGCAAAACCTTCCTGATGTATTTCGTGAAGGTCACCACCTGGTACTGGCTCAGGTCATCTAGCCCCTGTGTCAGGGTGGCGTTTAACTCAGTTTTCGCGTTCTGCTGCAGTTCACTCAGGGAAGGCATTCAGCACCCCACTTACCCAGGCCCGCATAGCGGCCTGATAGGTTCCTGTGTCGATAAACGAAGGGCGGGGATTGCCTTGTTTTTTCTTGAAGCGCTTAGAGATGCCCAACAACGCCCGGCGAGTAGGAACGCCCGGCATGCCGTTCATCTCCTCGTTATCCAGAAACGCAGAAAACAGGTCGTGAACGCGTGACATCGACTCGGCCAGCGGGTCTTTGGTCAGCGGCGCGCCGGCCAGGATGTTCTCCAGCGCTCCGGCCAGATCCTTACTCATGAGATCGGCAATATCGTTACCGTAACGATCAAAGAACGTCTGCATGATGTGGTACTTAGCCTCAAGTTTTTCAGCCACATCCCCGGTAGTGGTGTTCTCATCCTCGTAGGGAATATCAATAACACCCAGGTGAAAGGTAATCATGACAACCCCCACAGGCTCCCGAACTGCTGAGCTATCATCAGGTAGCGGCGGCCCCACGGATCCTGGAGCATTTGCAGGTCAGCGAGAGACAAATCCTTGAAGAAATCAGGCACAAGCCGCTGCGCACTGGTCGAGTTATCTGACGCAGAGGAAATAACCCCAACATGAAGGTTGTTGAGTTTTAAACTCTCTCTCAAACCAGAAAAAACACTCTCCGTGCCGTAGTTGACCAGGAAAGAGGCCGCAAGGTTATAAACGGCAACCGCATACAGGTTGGGCATCACCATTTCAATGTCGCGGTTCACCCATTCAACCGCCCCGCCATACGCCAGCGAAAACGACGGAGAACTGTCGGGAACCTGCTCGGCAGTCACGCCCATGTCAGATCGAGCGAACTCGATAAATCCCGACAGGCTCGTTGTCATTTTTTCTTGCTCCCGGATTTTTCAGTCACGATAGTTTCGTTAACAGTTGGGGAGTCTTCGTTGTCATCGCGGCCTTTGGCCTGTTCAGCGCTGACTTCCATTTCTCCGGAGTACCCGGTGCCACTTTCACGTAGCTTACCGTCGAGTGCGGCCAGGGATGCCTGGCGGCGACCATGCGCACCGCGAGTCAGGTGAATGTCGTTATCACGGATAGTCTTTTCGATAACCGCCGCTGAAACAGGCTTATTGGTGCTGTAGCACAGACCGACAAATACCTGACTCTGGTCGATTTTCGTGGAGTCAATCAGGCCGTATACCTGGTGATGCTGGATGATTGATTCCACTTCTTCTGTCGAGCCGTCGAGCACCATCATCTGGTCGCCATGGTTGATCGGGATCTGGATAAGGCGGCCAGTCTCAAGTTTGCGAAAGGCAAAAATCTGGCGCTGTTTGGTGGTGTTAGCGATATAGAGTTTCATTGGTTGACCTCATAAAAAAGCCCCTGCTGAGTTTCCCCGGCAGAGGCTTAACCACTTCAAATAATGGATCAGGCGCTATACGCCATAGACAGGATAGTGATGGCTTCCGGACGAACAGCCCAGCCTGCGGTAGATCGCATCTCGGACAACACATCAATAGCACCGCCAGCAATCGGCGTCGGGATTTCGCGCGGTGCTGCCATGTCGCAGAACATCAGGGCGTTAGCTGCCAGCGATGGTGTCAGTTTGGCGAATTCGTTGGTGTTTACCGTGGAATTCACCTCAGGGACCTCAACCTCCGGGATGGTGATTACCACCGCATCAGTACCACCAGCACCAGCGCCGATCAGTGTGTCGTCGTATACCCAGTCAACCTGAATATTCGCACCTTTCAGCACTTCTTTTACGGTGTTACCCACGGTGTCAGTACCACCACCGGGACGCTGATAAGAAGTCAGCTGTACGATCTGCTGAATCTCCATCGCACCGAGAATACGCTGTGGCCCGAGGATAACGACGCGCAACTGTCGGCCAAGCTGCATTGTGCGGGTCAACGCCGCCTGAACATGGCCCAGCAGATACACGGCCATCTGGCCGTGTTCATAGGTCAGAACAGTGGTATTGCCGCTGCTGTCTGCAGGCAGAGACTCAGTGGTTGCACCGGCGGTATTTAACAGCCCTTCGCCACCAGCTGGGTTCATACCGTACAGCAGAGCAGAACGCAGTTGCTGGAAAATGCCCTGACGCATACCCAGACGCTGAGCTTCCGGCAGCGCAAAGTTCCAGTTACCGGCGGCGGCCTGGTCGTGGTGGTCGTAAATACCACGGCAACGGAAAAGGTAAGTCGGGGTAGAAATCATCTTCGCATCCAGCGCCACGCTCGGCAGCTGGTTACCGTTACCTGACTGGCTGGAGGTCACCTGGGTACGAATATCCAGGCGGCGCATGTAGACGTACTGATCGCCCACGCCAAGGCGTACCTGAGGATTACCGCTGGCGATGGTTTCGAACGCACCTGACGCCTGCTGGTAACCGATGATCACCTCCGGCGCAATATACGACGGATTGACGATAGTGTAGCTGGGGGTAATTGCAGCCATTTAATTCAGCTCCCGATTAAAGTAGGACCAGCGCGCAGCTGTCGTTGTTATTCCAGGTCAGGAAACCCGAGGTGCTGTCATAACTGACAGTTTTGGAGTTGCCTGTTTCGATGGCGAGCACTTTTACCGGCAGCGTGATGTCGGAAAGCGTTACTGCGCCGATGGTGCCCTGCGTGGTTGCAGCGCCGCCAGGTGCAGTTGCCGGTGCGTATGTGAAGGTTGTCGCGTTCACGACTGACAGCACGACCACAGTGCCGTTGTACGCTGCAGGAGCGACGCCGCTGATTTTCACATACTGGCCAGCAGTCAGGCTATGAGCTGAATCGGTTACGGCTGTCGCCACACCATTGGCATAGGTCACAGCAGTGGTCGCGATATCAGCACCAGCGAAACCGGCCGCAGCCGCAGTGGTGATCTGGTTGTTCACGAAGTCCCAGGCGAGCGGAGTTTTCACTGAGGCGCCGGCGGTCCCTAGCGCAACAACCTGCGCAGAAGCTTTCAGCGGAACTCGCATGTTAGAGCCCAGACGGTAGTACGAAACGCTCATGCCGGAGGCATACAGGGGAACCTGTGATTGTGGCGTGGTCAGGCCGTTATGTGCCTGGTTAAAGACGGTGAAGCCTTCCAGATCGGCCACTGACACAGCGCGACGGATGTATGAACCGCGTGGACTGGACTGTGTGCCAGGCAGAAGTTCAGCCACCGGCAGGCCACCCCAGAGTGGTTTTGTTTCCGTTGGTGCCACGGTACCAGCGGCAAGATTAAAACGGTTGGCCGGATCATCCAGAGCGACACCCTGAATATAACCATCGGATTTCACACCGAAGGAGCCCAGCGCATTCGTGGTTGCCATCGGATTTAGAGATAAATAAGCCATGCTTGAGAGCTCCCGTTAAGCCTGGTTGTTAAAACTGGTGACCTGACGCTTGCCGGACTGGAACGGTGCCCAGGTGGCAGCGGGATCGCCTTCAAAGGTGCTGATCTGGCGGCCTGTCGCATCAGCGCGTTTTATTTCACGCAGCATGCCTGGGCCAACCGAGAGACTTGCTGATTTCTGCGCGTCGGCGTAAATCTGCTTTTCGGCAAAGCCGAGCAATGCGGAATCAGCGATAGCGGAAAGGTCAACGGTTTTGAAATCCGGTGAATGCTCCTGAAGCTGGATCATCAGGCGACGGCGGTATGCCAGCGGCTTCTCACCAGACAGTGGCACCGGAGCGCGTTTACCGAAACTGGAGAACACGCTGTCAGCCTTCACCTGCGCGTCAGCGACTTCGTTACGTTCTTCATCGCTCAGCTCGGTTGGGATGCGCGTTTTAAGATCGGCAATCTGCTGACGTAGTTCTGAATCAGCTTTTTCTTTTGCTGCCTTTTCTTCTGCTGCTTCGGCATCGGCCTTTTCCTTCGCGGCTTTTTCTTCCTCATCAGCTTTGGCTTTTGCCTCCTCAGCCTCTTTTGCTTCCGCGTCAGCCTTTTCTTTTTTGGCTGCCTCTTCGGCATCAGCCTTTTCTTTCATTTCCGCGGCTTCGGCGTCAGCCTTTGCCATACGGGCATCGATCGCTTTATTGATAAGCGCTACGATTTTTTCCTCGTCCATCTTTTCAGCCTCATTTGGAATGGAATCAGATTTAACACCACCAGGGGAAAGGAGCTTGTCCCATACGCCCTGCTCACAAATTGCAACGTGGTCCAGCAATACCGGGGAACCTTCCACCAATAGAGGCTGACCGTCGATTTTGATGATTGAGTCCTGTGCTTCGCTATACGTAACGGTTGGCGAGGTGCTTAGCTGCCTTGTCGCCATGATTTCAGCGGCTTCGGCGTCATACACTCGGGCAATAGCCCATACCTCGCCCTTATCAGCCACCCAACTGTTCGTCAGGGTGCCGATAACACGCTTCGCAAATTCATCGCTATCGAGCTTATTTTTCTCCGGGTGTAGCCAGATAAGCGGCACACCGGCCACACGCTGGAGAAATTCGGGGGTGAGATAGTCGTCCGGGTTACGGAAGGCCATCTGTTGATCTGCGGAACGCCAGGTAACCCCTGTTCCGGTTACCCGGATGGCGAACATCCACATGTTGATAAAATACTGCGGGCTGCTTAATGTTCCGTCAGCGATCAGCGCGGCCACTTCTGTTTCATTGAGCGACTGCTGCGCCATAACCTCTGCAAAGGGCTGATGCAGTGGCTTCGGCAAATCGTCAATGTGAAACCATCCGGCGGCCAGCGACTCGTCGTTAATTTTTGCGTCAAACTGATCCGGCACGTCAGCGCGTAGCGTCAGGTATCCACCAGCAACGCTGTAAGGAGTTAACGGGCCATCGTATTGATAACCCACCTCCTCCCGTACTTCTCGCCGTGCTGCGTCTACAGCAAGCTCACCTGGCTCAACTTTGCCGCCAGGTATGCACCATGTGCCATCATCAGAACGCTGGATCAGAAAAACGAGTTTTCCCTGACGAAACATTATCCCGCTGCCAAAAATAGCCACGGTTTAATGCTCCTATGCTGCTTTCATTGACTCCAGGAACTTGCGCCCCTTTTGGGTGAGCATGTCCTCAGGAATGCTGCGGAGGTTGTAGATCCAGGTGACGTAACAGCGACAGAAAACCTCTTCGCCGGGTTGGGTTATCTCATCGAGATAACCGGCATCGCCCGGTTTGATGTACCCGTTTTTTTGAGCCCAGTTACCACGGACGAGATACATCAACTTATCACGCTCCTTATGGTCCTCCCGGTAGTTATATCCCGGCTGGCGCCAGTGACTGTGCCACTCTGCAGCGATAGCGTTATTGCTGGTTGCTATCACATTGTCGATGTTGGCGATAAGCTTATGGTTCTGGTCAATCATCACGCGACGGGCTTCAAAGTCGAACTGCTCGGCGGTTTTCTGGATGTGTCCCGCCGTCTCCCGCATTTGCCCTTGTATTCCCTTCAGCGCTATAGAGTCAGCAGAAGGAATGCTGCTGGCCCAGCCACTAAAGCGCGATAGCGTCGTATCGACCGCCTTTTGCCGGTTGAGCTTTATCAGGTCAACGCTGGCCAGTATTCGCCTGTCGAGTTCTGTGCGCAGTTTTGGCTCAAGATAGTTGATGGTGAACCGGGAAATGCCAGGGTGACGCTTCAGCGCTGCGGCCCGACCAATCTGCAGGTCATACGCATGCGTGAGGTTGCGCGATACCATCGAGACGTAGTCATTTGCAGTCTCACCTTCGGCAGCCTGCCTGATGATGCTCTGCCAGCGTTCAAGCTCCTCCCGCGAGGTGTAGCCATTGCGAAGAAAAAACCTGACCGCCTCTCTTACCGTTCTGGTAAATACCCTCACAGTGATAGCCCTCCATCAGGGGGATCCTGAGGCGGCTGCTTCGGAGGATTGTTTAGCAACTCATCCCAATCAAGCTCCAGACGTTGCGGGAAAAGATGCTCATTGGCATTGGCGTTTTCGCACATCCACTCAATCAGTGCAGCCCTGTTTTCTGGATCTTCAGTAAACTGGGCAAGCAATACCTGCCCCATGCCGACAATCGCTTTGAAGCGTATTTCATCGACTTTAACTTTTTCGCTTTCCGGCTCCTTCAGAGAGGATGGCCAGCGGTATTCAAAGTTGTTTATCCAGCTCGCAAAATACACGCTATAGGTGTTTTTCAGGTCTGGAAAGTCGGCCCGAAGTGCCTGGAAAAATTCAATGCTCCACGCCCGGTACTGACAGACGCGAATGAAGAACGCATAGAGTGGGTCCAGCCATTCACGAATGTTATCGATGTACACGGCCACCGAACGAGCATCCTCTGTCCCCTCACCAAAGCCCTGAGCAAACGTCTCTGAGTTAAGAATGATGGCGGGCATGTCGGCGGCTGCAGCAATATTTTCAAGAATGTGGGTTCGCGCCGAATCGAGTGGTTTTTCAAGGTTGCTCAGGTCGATTGACTCGATGTTATCTTTGTCACCGATTTGTAAAACCTCGCCCGTTTTCCCGCGCTTCAGCATCATGCGCTTAATGCCGCTCAGCTTCTGCATCATGTTGTTAACGACAGAGCTGGGGCCCTGGATTTTCGTCACCAGCAGACCGCCTTTAACTGACACCATATCGTCAGTGCGCATGGTCTGGATAAACGACTTCAAAGGGAACAACGCCCGCTGGTAAACGCTGCGACCACTGAAACCAAAGGCCGCAGCGTTATAGGCCAGATAAATCGGGTCCTCGTTCTGAACGACAACACAGCGTGATTTGTGGTACGGCTTACCGGCCACCCGGATGCCATCAACTTTCTGGAAGTCCTGAGCATTCGGATCCTGGTTTAAAACGATACTGCCCGCTGTGTTGAGTGGGTCCAGAATGTTAAAACTGATGTTGTGCTTATAGAGTGTGCGGTAATCCAGCGACTGGCTCGGCTCCTGGTTATCCACCAGCATAGCCGCCGCAGAAACCCCGTAAATTCGTGCAATACGTGCAGCGTTGGCAATGTGCTGGTTAGCGCCTAACGCTTTCCATTCCCGTTCGAAAGCATCACGCAGGCGCTGCTCAAGCCCAAACGACTGTGCAACATGAATTGTGCGCGGCTCGTTCATCGCCATTTTAATCGGGCGATCCACCATTTTTCCGCCCAGCGGATGATAGAGGTAGACCGTTTTACAGGTTTGGTAGCCAGCCGATGATCCAGGCTGTATATCGTCGCTATCCAGCAACGCCATCAGCTCAGAATGGGAGCAGCTACCGATTTCGAAATCATCTTCTTCCATTGTTTTTCTCGTCAGAAGCCTTCGCCGTTACCCAACCCAAGAGCGACGCCGTAGTTGAAACAGTCAAAAAGATCATCGTCCTGATTCTCTTCGCCAATGATGAACTGGAGTACCTGTGTCAGAAGATGATTTTTCTTCGACTGTTTGTACTCGGTGATTTTTTCATAGGCGTACTTAGAAATGCGCACCTTCCCGGAAGCTACATAGCCGGAAATATTGATAGCGCGGGATTCTTTAGGGAGTGAGGTTAGTTCGCTGTCGATAGGATGAACGTTCCACCCTTCATTTGCGCCCTGCTGCAGTAGTGTGATGCCGGTAGCCTTGTCCTCGATAAACAGTCCGGTCGTCCCCATCCGGGCAAGGCATATTTCGCTGAGGTGCTTCGCTTTCCCGATCCACTGCGGCACCACATCTTTCAGGAAATACCCGTCAATCTGGATAATGTCCCAGTCGAGAATGACCAGGCATGGAGCGGGATAGTTAATGAGTGCGAACCAGATGCAGGCAGAGCCATCGTTCTGCAACTTGCCTTTCTGGGCGCAATCGACAACACCATAAACCGTGTCGCAGCTGGCCGGGTAATCGACCGGTGCGCCGTTTTCCAGCAACCAGTCCATCTTGAAAAAGTTCTGCCCGCGCCAGTCCACGAAATCAGCCATGTACTCCTGCTGGACCACCATCGGGGGACGCCCGTCAATAATCCTCGCCAGTGCGGCGGGGTTAATCGTTGGGTTTGCTGACGTGGGCGCGTGGTGCTCCTCCCAGCCCATCGATTTATCGTTACAGGCCTGATAGAAAAAGTTCTCATCGTCCACGCCCTTCGGCGTCCCCGCCATTACGGCGTCCCCGTCAAAGTCCAGAAGCGTTGGCTCTATCGCCTGCTCCCAGATATCACGCATGCCTTTTTTAACCAGGCTCCCTTCATCGATGATGACTTTGTGATATTTACGGGAGCGCCCGGCATCCGGGTTATCCAGTGTCCAGAACTCAACCAGGCCGCCGCCGATCACTTCAATAATTGCATCAGTTTTACTCGAGCTGACGGTGATCGGCTTTAACAGGTTTCTGATGACTTTGAACGACGGCAGAAGAATTTTATAAGATGGTGCAAACCAGCCCACCCTCATCTGTCGGGCGGCCCAGTTCCCCCCGGCCTGCTCCAACATGGTAGTTTTGCCAAAACGACGGCCAGCGCGAACGACTTTTCGCTTAGCGGGGGATCGGTAAATTCGCTTCTGCCCATCGTGAAAAGGCAGAAACTCGATAACGTGTTCAGTCGGCATGGTTCACCCTCTGAGTGGCGCATGGCCGGAACGGTTGAAGCAGTGAAAATTGAAAGAATTAGGGGTTATTTAACATAATGGACGTTATCTGCACCACGGTAACACCGCCCATTTTAAAATGTCCCTGAAAGGCCTGTTTCTATGGGTAAAGTGCGAAAAAAGGCGTGAATAAATCGTGCATAAATAGGGTCGAAAAATGCATAGCCAAAAATCAGCCTGAAATGCCTTTTTTCGCTGTTTTACCCGTTAATCAGCATCCGGGGAATTCACCAGCTTAATCACCACTGTCGGCTCTTCGTCTGGACTATTACCCTTGCGCCGCAGTTCTACCTCTTGCTCAGCTCTCTCTGCCTCTGCCGCGCGCTTGCGGATTTCAAGCTCAAGAAGCTGACGAGCCAGATCGTTGTTATCTTTCCCAGTTCCAGATCCTCGGGCAACGAGGAGTTTTGCCAGTTCACGGCGAGCGGCATCCTTATCTGCCGTGCTTATCTCTATGCCGAACTTGCCCAGCTTTACGCCCTGCAGCAAATAACGAGCATCGCCTTCAACATCCCTCGTATCAGCAAAAAATGCCTCTCCGTTCCCCTTGCCATTACAGCGAGGACATTCTGGGTTCGGATCTAACGTGGCGTCAAAGCCATAACCTCCATTATCCCGCGGCTCTGTTTTTTTCTTCTCCGTCGCTTCCTGTAGCTTCTCCTCGAACTCCACCATATCTTGCCACTGGTAGTTATGACCGAAGCCCCAGCAGTACCTACAGTTAACGCGCCTGTACTGGGCTATCTCGTTCGGGTCGGCGTTAATAATTGCGTTAAGCTGAGCGATCACATCATCCAGCTCTACCGCATAGCGTTTTTGCCGCTCATTTCGCAGGTGGTGAATATAGCGTGAAACCTTAACATTCCTTAACAGCCGGGATGCGGCGGCATAAGCCACGCCACCCTCGCCAACATAACCAGCCTGACGATAAGCATCAGCTCGCGTATTCCCATCAACAACATATTGAGCAAAAAGCATCTGCTGGTCGGAAAGATCAAAACTATCAGAATGTTCCGGCGCTGATGGAGGGGGTGAGCTTTTTCGCTCCTTTGCCGGCTGCATAGCTCGAACATTATCAACAGGTGTTTTTTTCGCAGTTTTTCCTTTCTGCGAATTCACAGTTTTTTTCGCAGTTTTTTTTTGCGAATTCGCAGCACCATTCGCAATCTTGATATAGCGCTTTGCGCTGGCGTAGTTCAGTCCCTGCGCTTCGCACCAGTCTTTAGGGGAAATACCCGTTTTGGCATGTTCGGCGAGGAACTGGTCTTGCAGCGCTCCCCAGTCCGGTTTTGCCATGTTCTATTCCTATTGTTATAGCCATTAAAAAAGCCACCCTGAGGTGGCCTTTGTGATGGCGATAAAAAATACCGAAGGGTATTCTGCTTACTTTATTGGCGAAATTCCTCCGGGTAGCAGATTCTTTATTTCTTTATCCACATCGAATTTTGCAAGTGGTTCCGTGGAAGCGACGAGAAATCGCTCACCTAAATAATTATATTCAGTTATGAAGTAACAATCATTCAGAGGCACTGTAATTTCAGCTTGCTGATCACGAGAATAGAATTTCGCCATTGGCTGCTGTGTTCTTGGTAATTGCAACCATTGCTTCATGGGCAAACCATTCCAAACTTCGCCGTGACGCTCGCCGCCTAGCACTAAATAATCAACATGGTCTAAATCTGACATAGAAAACTCCTTTTTAATAGGTGATTTACTATGACATGGATTCATCATCGATCGCACTAGCGAATGCGCTATTGCGAGACTCTGGTTTTCTCTATTTCCGCTCCCCTGCCGTTCCCCAACAGCAAGAATTCGTTTAATCTCTTATCTCCCCAACAGTTGAAAGGATATATTCATGCAAACCATGAAAGTCGTTTGCCCTGATTGCGGTAGCGAGGCGCTCAAGAGGCCCGACGATTTTGACTTTGATACAAATTTCGTTGATGTCTCCTGTGCTGATTGTGGTCGAGAAATCACCAGAGACGATGTCGTCAATCAGGCCACGAACTCGGCTAAAAAACAGATTGACAATATGTTCAGGGATGCCTTCAAAGGAACTGGATGGAAGTTCAAATAACTTGGTCAGATTACCAACCTGACTTATAGCCTCACTGGCGTCTATTTTGAGTTGTATAGGCGCCACAACTTTGTTGTTCATCTCTGCTTGCCTCGTTTACTTCAAACACTGCTGCCTGATGTACTCCTGCAGCCCTGCTATTTGCTTGTTGCTGGTTTCGACTCACTCCCGGAGACGGAAATAATCCCGTTCAGCGGCGTCAGTAAGTCCGGGGTTAGTCGCACAATACTGCCGCTTGGTATTGAAATCAGTCAATAAGCGTGATCTTAATCACATAAAATTTGACTTATATTAAATTCTAGTTAATCTCGGGATGGAGTTTTTACGGTAAATGGATGAGTAAAATCTTGTTCTTCAGCGGGATAAGTGATGCCACCTCCCGCTTATTTTTTCCAAATACGCTTCAAAAAGCTCCAGTTTCTCCAGTCAAGCTGAAACAGAACCGGTAATGCTCATTGTCGATGAGTTATCTCTTCATCTGTTTTTCAGTCGTTCACGAGTCAAAAGGCCCCACTATTGCGAGGCTCTGGCTTTCTCTATTTCCCGTATTCCGGACAACTGCTTGTTTCCTTTTTCGATAGCGGCTAACAGCGGCTTAATCCACAATACAACTTGGCAATACGTCAGGCCGCCGGCGGCAGCGGGGGTAAAACTGGCTGCGTCAGCGCTGCCGGGATCGGCGTGCATTGCGCTGGCACGTAAACGGTTCGTGTACTCGAGCAGCCCACCAGCGATATCAGCAGGAACAGGCAGATCACAGGTTTTGTCACGGCGTAAAATCTCCCGGTATTCGATGACCGTTTTTTCTGCACCGGCATCAATCAATGAATTGTTTCGGCTGGTGTAGTCGGCGATCTGGTTAAAGCGGTTGATGTTGAAAGCCTGGGTAGCTATCACCTGCCGCTGGCCATCGACTTCTTGCTCTGCCTTTTCTGCTCTGGTGCGCTGCTCGCCAATCTGCCCCAGCAGCACGAAAATAATGATTCCGGACAGCAGCAGCTCAAGGCCCACAAGCAACCAGCTTTTAAGCGTCATTTATCCAACCCCCAGCATGCCAGCTCAGATTCCTGGTCACGTCGTAGAACCTGACCGTAGCAGTTATTCGAGCGGATCCGGCAGTCGCGGCCGCCGTCATACGTCCAGCGTTTTATCTCTGCGCATGCGCCGTGCCGGTCACCAGCATTGAGCTTTCGCCAGAACGTGGATGGCAGACATTTACCGGGGCCGATGTTCCAGGGGCAAAAAGAAGCTATGCCGACTTTTTGAGGCTCGGTGAGCGGTACGCGAACGTTTTTTTCCACCCAGGCCAAAGCCTTTGCCTGCTCTGCCCTGTCGATTTTGTCGCACTGCTGGCGCGTCAGCTGCATGCCCTTAACAACCGGCTTGCCGTCAACACGAGTCACACCGCCGCAAATCGTCCACACGCCACCAGCATCAGGGTAAGCAACCAGGCTGGTTCCTTCTTTTTCATCCTGGAACTGCCCCATGAGTACCGGCGCAGTGGCACCAGCAGCTAACAGCCCAAGCATGGCCACGCTGAGTTTACTTTTCGTCGATGCCATGATTAATCATCCTGCGGCGGTGGTGTTACATAGCCCCGAGCCAGAGCGGCCTCATAGGCTTTCGTTTGGCGGCGCTTAAAGTAAAAGTTAACGAAGAATGTCAGCAAGCCAATAACGAAGCCGCCAACAACTGCAACAAGGTTCCAGTCGAGGTCATGCATCCATTGAGCTATGCCTCCCCAACAAATGAGGCCGCCGGATGTACAGTACCCCGCTATCGATGCGATTTTGTCAGGCATAGTTCTGTGCATTCCACACCTCCGGGTTCGGGGTGCTGTGTGAAGGGAATAAAAAAGGCCGCCCGGTGGCAGCCATTAAATGAAAAAACCCGCGCAAGGCGGGTTGGGTTTGCATTCGGCTGAGCGCTGGTGCTTGTGGTCGGTAGGGCTGATAAGTGCTACATCAGTAACATCCAGTGCTCATGCGGATGCATCTAAGCGAATTACAATAATTAGTTAGTCAGCAGTATAAGTGTTGTCTTTTTCAAAAGAGAGAATTACATCGCAGTAAATTGCAAGTCCACTAACGAATGAGGCCAAGAGTAATATCATAATCAGTAAATTCCGCATTCGCACTCATCTTACGTAAAACTCGCTGGCGTGAAATACCGTACTCTTAGGGCACTTTACGATATGGAATGCAGCACAATATAGCCCAGCAGCACCAGCGAGGCAACACGTCAATAATACAACAGTAATCCAGTTGCTCATATTCAAACTCTTTAAAAATATATAGAGAAAGAATTCTAGTCAACTAGAAGTAAATAAAATCTAAATGCAAAGGCGCTTTCCAGTCACTCCAGGCAACCCCTTCTTCGCAGACTGAAAAGCTTTGTTGGACCGCCACCGGGGCCTCGAACCTCGTACTACAACACCGTGGTTGTCGCTCTTCCTGATGAGCTAGTGGCGGTTGGTGGCCCTTGCTGGACTTGAACCAGCAACCGGGCGATTATGAGTCGCACGCTCTAACCAACTGAGCTAAAGGGCCGAGGTGCGGATTCTACACAATAAACGTTAACCCTTCCATTGTGGAGGGTATTTTAGGATGTTTCGTTTATTTTTCAGCGAACCAGAACGACGAAACCCCGCCGTAGCGAGGTTTCAGTTTTTTGTGGTTGCTTATCGACGCTGCCATCGTGGCGCAGCTCTGCCAAGCATGAATGAATTATTAACTTTTCTGGCCCGTTTTCAATGTTTAACAACAAAAATAGCACTTTTTGCTAATTTAAGGATTTTTCTTCACCCCTTTTCACCGCAAGAAATATTCTCGCCCTGAAAATTTCCAGGCACCAGCGCACACGCTTGCGCCCTTCGCCGTCGGTAAGCCACGGTGCCACCAGTTGAAGCTCCCGCGTTATGTCTGCAATTTTTGTCCGGGTCGTGTAATAGCGAACGCCAACGATATAAACCGGATCGTCACTTTTAAACGCCTGCAGCGCGGCCTGCTCAATACAGTCTGCATCATCCCGGCGCCCGGTCTGCTCCATCATTTCGCTGAGACTAAGCGACCACAGAATTGTGTGAGCCCGCGCCACCGCCTGCCGGCCTTTGAATCCTTCTTTCTTAGCCTGGTTGAGAGCTTCGGTGATTCGCGATAACTGACCATCTGACCAGCCATTATCTTTCGCTGACGAAACAAGCCGGTTGCAGTTCTCAAGCCGGTACTGCGCCGTTGTTTTCCCGCCTACTATCTCGCCCCATGTCGTTAAGAGCGACTTTATCCAGCCCGACTGGATGCCGTTGAGCGGCGTAAAACGCCCGAGGTAGCTTTTGCGTGGCGCAGCTGCTGCACGTTCAAAGGCCGTTTTCTGTGCTCTCCGTTGGCGTGGCGTCATACCGATACTCCCAGTTCGTTATTAACCTGCTCCAGCAGCTCCAGCTCAGTGCCAAAATTCTTCTCCCACGTCTGCTTTCCAGCATGTACGGCGACACCGTGCCCGCCAGTTCGGTGATGGGGGTGGCAAAGAGGGATTGATGAATAGTTATCGGCGCGCTGGGCAACGCCCTGGCCGGTTCTGATGTGATGGATTTCTGCTGGCGTTTCGCCGTAACCCAGGTTTTTGCAGACTATGCAACCCAGTGCGGCAACTCGATCAAGGTGTTCGCGTTCTGCTTTCTTCACAGTTCACCCCCGAGGGTAAACGTTGAATGCAGAAAATCACTGGCGGCTTTCGTCGTCAGTAAGATGTGGGGTATTGATTCGGTAAAATGCGCCATTGCTATCTCCAATGGCGCGACAGATTTCAGGGTGTTCAGCCCGTTTGATTATTGTAAATCACTTCTGGCGGCTCTGCACTACTCATTTCAGCATGCGATTGTCGTGTTATTAACACCTGGTCATCTCTGAGCGGGAGCACTTTATACCCCCCTTTCCCATCCGAATAAACTTGATAGCGCCCGGCGATTTTTAAACATTCAATTAGCTGATCTTTGGTCATTTTTAGAATCCATCTGGCATTTATATCCCTGATTTATCAGGGGCCGTCCTTTTTCTCCCTGCGCGCGCACTCAGGCTAAAGTGACTTAATTGGCGTTACAAATACCAGGGCTGAACTGATAGAGCTATGTTGTTAAAAACTACCATTTTTAGTGGGTGTCGGGCGGCTCAAGGCTGAATTCATCGATCGATTTTGGCAGGTCAGGATCAAGCTCATTGACCTGAAAGAGATAATCAATCCCCCGTCGCAGGGGGATCAGCTCATTGAAACAGAATTCATAAAAATCGTTGTACACGTGGCCAAGACAATAGCCGCCGCCCTACTCTTTGGTCCTCTAAATGAAGACGGGAGAGCCGGGAGAAAAAAAGGATGATGCTCGCCACAGTACACAATAAAATAACTTGTGCTTTTACGCATGCCGCCCAAAAGAACTGTGTATCCAACCAGAAAATTAAATTTTTGACCAAAAGAATAGAAAGCACGTCGTGGCGGGCTTATTAAATAATCACTTCAATTTGCCTTCGAAAATTTTAATTATGTCATCCAAATTAGAGTGTTGTTTTCTCGCCTTATCAAGAACACCTTTTTTGAATTGTTCAGAATAGCTATCTCTGTCCGTAGGATCGCCTTTCAAAATAGGTTTGAAGATCTTTTTACAACCATCATTTGTTTTTGCTTTAGCAACACCTATTATATCTAACAAAAATCCTTCCAAGCATGGCATTGAACCAATGACATGAATCCCCTTTTGTCGAGCATCTTTAAGCACTACGGGAGAACAAATAAGATCCAAATCAATTAGTACCGCAACCCTGTCATATCCATCTATTTTTTTACATGCAATGGCGTGATTAATAACATGCTCCGGACCTTTTCCTTTCGCTGTAACAATTTTAGTTTTAACAACGCCTTTCGAATACAGCCCATTAACGTGTGCGAGAAATGCTTTTTCACAAAACCCTTCACCAACGAAAAGCAATGTTTCTTTTTTATATCTTATTTGCCTCACCTTAGCCATAACAACCTCATAAACAGATATCTGGGACGCCACCTAGCGCACCTGTAATATATTTACTGTAAAGATTATCTTGGCTACGAAGGCCTTTGATGTCGTCTAGTCGCCAACACTCACTCTTTCCATCATCTTTCTCGACTAAATAAACATGATGTTTTTTCAAACTCTTTAAAATCTCAGGGGAATGGCAACTAAAGATCAATTGGGCATTCTTAGTATTAATCGATTCATTTTCAAACATGCTTAACAATTCTACAACCATGTTTGGATGTAGATCGCTATCTAACTCATCAATAACAGCTACACCGCCATCACGGATTGCTATAATAAGGGTTAATATAAAATAATAACATGCTTGGGTACCACTTGATTCCATATAAAATGGTACTCTAAAGCTCTTACCATTACATTTATGGACACCATATGGAATAAACTCCTTTTTACGTTCACCAGTTTCTTTTTCAACAACCTGATGTTCTTTTAGAATTATATTATCCAAACCCAAATCCATTCTCTTTAGATATTTTATAGCCTGACTAAATACATCTTTGTTATTCGAGTAATATTCAGTAGCACCCATAACATGAGAATAATTAAAATTATCCTTACCATAAACATTAAGGTTGTTGTCAATAGAAGATAGATTATCCAATATAACACTTGCAATTATACTATCTTTTCTATGCATATATGCAATAGTAGAAGAGTTACTTGGTATTGATCTCATTTCAGATACAGGGAAAGCATTTTCATCGGACATTAACTTGTGTGATTTACATATGTATACTCCGCTATCTTCATCGAAAGTTCTTTTAAATAATGTTGTATACTGTCTGCTAGTCTTAAACTTCAACTCTTCATGGTAGACCCGTTCCCTTGTCAACCTGACCAAGTATTTGTATTCCCAGTAAGTATTATTATCATGATGATCTAAAAAGCAAATTTCAATCTCGGATGGTTCCGAAGCAGCAGAATAATGATGATAAAAAGGCAATAAACTCTTATTGTCTAATTTTTGGAAAGAGTGCGAACAAAACCAACGCAAGAATGCTAACGGCTTTAGCATATTAGACTTGCCTGAACCATTAGAGCCCAGAACAGTTAAAACTTTCGCAATTTTTGTCTCATTCACCTCTGTGTCATAACTCGAAAATGATGAGTTTTCCTTCAAAGTCAAATCAACATATGTATCATCTTTGAAGGAGTAAAAATTCTTAAATCGATACCATTTTATCATTTCAGCCCAACTTAGACATTTTTATGTTCAACTGGCTCGAGTATTGCAGTTGCAACTATATTTTTCTAGCCCAAAATCCAAAAAAAAGCACATAGAGAGAACTGACCAGTGTCTAAAGCCGAAGTAGCAAGACCCCCCCCTCTTTCAACACTCGAGGAAAAACCTGGTTTACCCAATAAAATCAAATAATTAAATTATTTCAACTTATATCAACACACGATACTTGGGGTGCGTTGACGTAAACACCGTGCATATAGTGCGTAATACAGCGCAATCGGTGTTATGGTCCTTTATGTACTGTGTTGGGTGCATCAGCGCTTCGATGTCATTGCTCATCGCGTAAATCCCCACAGTGTTTTTTCAGCGCATCTTTGTAGCTGGCCTTCGCCGCTTTCTTTGTCGGTTTCCACTCACCACAAATGTCGTAATACGAATCCCAACAGCGTGAAAGCCGCACCATGCGGTATTCCCATCTGTAATGGCCAGTGCTACGCACTTCGTACTCTGGTAATTCAATCCCCAGCCATTCTCCGAATAATTCGCAAACCTCTGAGTGCAAATATTCATCGTAACGAGTCCGTTTCTTAGGCTCCGGCAGTGACGCGATCGCTAACTCCTTGCCCTTGTCTGTGACGTGATACAGAATCCCGCCACCTGCAAAATCAGGCGCTGGTCGAGACGTAGCAAAACCATCTGCAACAAGTTCCTGCCACTTCTTATCATCCGTATGTCCGGCGCCAGCCAGGAAGTAATTTCGGTACGGCTCGCGGTTGCGCTCGCTGATTCCAAGGGCATGCTGCATAAGTTCGGTGTTATTGCTCATCGCTGCCACCTGCCTTTTCATTCCATTCCAGAACCGCCGCAGCGCGCGCTTTGCTCTTAGCCTCGCCGCTCTCAAAAAATGATTTTTGAACACGTAAGCAACCGCAGTTGCACTTTAAAACGAAACTCCGATAGAACTGGCCTATACGGCGCGTCTGTTCGTAAGGCATGGTCCCTTTCGGGCAAAGTTTGATTTCATCAATGGACATTGCGCACCTCGGCCAGACAATCGTTTAAGAGCTTCATTCCCGGACTGACGCCAAAATTAGGGATAGCCGCCCGGGCGCACTTAGCATCGCCGGGGTAATACTCAATGCGATCACCAGAGGGAAATCGTTTTAACTCCCCTTCGCTAACAAGCCGGTAAAGTGAGGTATGAACCGCTGACGGGGAGATCCCCATAGCCTTAGAAATTTCTGTTGCTGTGCGCCCGCTATAATTTTTTACCCAGGCCGCGATTTTTGATTTAGCCGTCTCCGGCGAACTCTTCGACATGTTTTTCCTCGGTTTTAATTTTTCCCGGATTCAGCCTTGGCGCTTTCTGCCCACAGGCGATCCCAGGTGCGTTTCGATATTTCCGGTGACTGGTTTTTTACCCCGGCATGTGACGCTAGTTTTCTGACGCCGATTTCCAGCGCAGATTTAGGCATGTTGACCAGGCCTCGCCCCATAAAGCGGCTGTATGCGCTGTCTCGTTCTGTCGCATCAACTTCCGGCTCACGGCTCGACGGGCGCCCTTCTTCGTCCCATTTACGAGCCAATGGCAAGTATTCTTCGAACGCCTTGAAATCAAAAATCGTGCTGGGCCTCAGGTACTGCGACATTTTCTGGTCAGCGCCCCACATTTCGTTGCGGTGATCGATAACCAGGATCAGCTCGTCAGCAACGTATTCCCCCACCAGCAGCCCGTTGATAAATCCCATCGTTGTTTGTCCGTCCTGGAATCTGGCGCCAGTGGTTTTATTCAGGTGGTTTAAAACTTTCAAAGCTGGCTCGTCGATATCGTCGGGCAGCTCGTCTGCCTGACAATCTCTCTGTGTAGTCTCTGTAGTAGTCTCTGTATGAAGAGAAGACCAATTTGACCCGATCAGATCAGGCCTTTCTGACTCGCTGCATTGGTTCAATTTGACCTTATCCATTGACTCAATGTGACCTGATATGATTTTTCGTTTTGACCTTTTGCATTGGTTCAATTTGACCTGACCAGAAAGCAGCTCGTTTCCGTAGTTAATTGAGTAAAAGTTAGTCTTGTCGCGCGGATCTTCGGATAGCTGTTCTATCTCAATTAGCCCCTTAGATTTCAGGGACGCAAAACCACGCTTAATGGTTGATGCAGACAAAAATGGGAACTGCACACACCACTTTTCCAGTGAGTTGTAGATCCAGCGCCGACCATCCCGCTCAACGCCAGACGATGTATCGTTCAGCCAGTAGTGGACCTGCTGGAGCAATATCGCCTCGTTGAGGCCAATCCTGACAGCAAGCTCAGGATTGACTACCAGCGGGCGTGAGGTGAATAGCAGGCTCAAGGCAACACCTTTGTGTATTTTTTCAAAAACATATACAGACTCATTTCACACGGACTTTCATAGCCCGCGCGCAGGTACTGCACCCTTTGAACACTTGCAGATATGACGGTAACAATGCGGCCATAAGAATCCTGATAACGCTCACCATCGACGATTTCCGCCTGCTGCCGCGGTACCGCTGCGTTACGCTGTAACATCCTGCGAAAACGCTCAGTTAATTCCTGTGAATCACACATGGTTACCTCCGGATTAACCCTGCTGGCGCCAAGCCGGCAGACGGGCTTTTTTAATCGGTTCAGTACGCTCCGGCGTCGCCGGACGGTTATTTCGCCTTGCGTAAAACTTCGCTTTATCGATCACCTGCTCAGTGGTGGCATTCGGGTTTGTACGGCGATACTCGAGCGCGAAGGTCACCGCGGCGTTTGCCTGGTTCTCGTCAACCTTTCCGCTGGCCACCAGCATCGCGCGGATCTGCTTTGCTAAAAATTCATCAAGAGACATAGCGATTCCCCCCGTTCAATGCAGGATCGTCGCTGCGGCGCCGGGCTCGTTTCCGCATGTGTTCACTACGTCAATGACAACTGCAGCAACGTATGCATCAGTGGCACTTTTAACGGCTTCTTCCGCCATTTTCAGGGCGCGGTACTCAATGGAGTCAGCAAGAACCAGGCGAGCACTTAACGGGCGCGGCAACGCGCTCAGAATTGCGGGAACCAGCTGCTGCACCTTCGCTTTTGCAGATGCACTATCACCATCCAGCCAGCGGAAGAGATTTTGCTGGTTAACGTGATCGGCGTTCGGCTGGTCAGCAGGCAGCAGACGCAGTACCGTGCCCCCCAGGCGGAAATATTCGGTGGCCACTGCCCGGCCGACGTTTTCACGGTTGATTTCGATAGCCCAGGCGCGCACAACATCGCGGATCAATTCGTGTTTGATTTGCATTGTTCAGTCCTTACACACCAGGGGTGTTATTGTTTTGGTTGGACGGCAGGCCGTCAGTTGGGTTTGGGTAAAGTTCTGAGTCCACTTGATGGGGGGTTACCTCCCAATTAAGCGCGGCACAGAAAGGGATAATGCGATGAGGCGGAACCCCCTGCTTGAACCAGTAGGCCACCAGTTGTGGATTGACTCCCAACCTGCGAGCGATCTCGCTCTTAGTTGCAAGGCCAGTTATTTTTGTGCTCGTTTTTAGTTGCATTCTCATCTCCTCAAATGGAATACAACAAGACTACAAACGAAATGATTAAAATACAAATATTATTTGCATTTCATTTGCATCGGCAGTTTAAAAAATTCTTGTAAAATGTACGCATGACAGCCAAAAACGAAGCAACCCAAAATCAGGCCTCTGCCAAACGCATTGCACAGGTGCTTGCAGAGAAAGGATGGAATAAATCGCAGCTTGCCCGGGAGCTAGGTGTTTCCGTGCAAGCCGTTCAGCACTGGGCTAAAGGTGGGAGCAGGCCCAGCGGTCAGAACCTCACAAAACTCTCGGAGGTGACAGGGAAACCCGAGTTTTGGTTTTTTACATCTGTCGAAGAGCAAATGGATACTGTACCGAATTCGACGGGTTACACTGGACTCCGCGAGGATGAGAAGCAGCTTTTAGCTGTCTACAATGAGATGCCTCCTGTCGAGAGGCAAAATTTACTATCTGTTTTTCAAATGCGCTTGCAGGAACTAAAAAAACACTACAGCAAGTATTTCAATGATTTAGAAAAATAAACTTCTCCTAATACAAATCAAACCACCTTCGAGGTGGTTTTTTTTTCGCCTTAAAATCAACAAAATACAAATTTAAGTTGAAATTGCATTTGCATTAGTAAAGTTTTATTTGTAGTCTTTTCTCCATCGAAGCAGCAACTCACACAGTGCGGCGCGATAGATTTCAAACGTTCAGCTAGCCTGGCTTAAGGGCAAACAACAGAACAGGCTTTGTGGTGCGGTGAATGCGGCTATGCGCACGTGGTACAGCGGAAAATCCTTGCAGATAGTTCCGGGTGACAAGGAACCGCTCACAATGACCAGCTGGTTGTGAGCACCGGGAGGCACCCGGCACCGCACCACAAAGCCTGTTGAGGAGGTAAATCATGCAAGGTCAACACTACGGTACCCAGGAAGTGATTCGCGGATGTGTCCGTGCTGGAATGCTGGTTAAGCACAAAGACCAGATCTGGACCGCCAGCAGCAACAAAAAAGGCAAACTGGCATTGCGAACTTTGCGCGAAACCACGTTCGTGAAAGATGCTTTCGTTGAAATCCTTCTTGATGGCCGGGGTGAACCACTCGGTAATTATTCAAGGGAGGATTATGGACTGGTTTACATTTAAATTAATTCTGTTTCTTATTTCTACCGTCGCATTTATATCAGGCTGCGCAATTATAGGTTTCTTTATGGCAGTTGCTGATGTTTGTGGCTCAAGCCCACGACGCGACACAGATTAAATAAATATTCTCAATATATGCCCTAACAGGCAGGGTTTCACTCACCCTGAAAAGGATAACTCATGTTTAACACTTCTATTTTTACGTTAAATAAAATTAGCCACGGCTGCGTTGAAATCATTGCGGAAGAAAACGTTTTCGCTTACGCCGTTATTAATCCAAATAACAGCGTGACAGTTAAATTCCCCGGTTCAGACAGCAAGTCTCGCGGCTGTATCACGCACGAAACCTTTGGTAGCAATGTTGATGCGCTCGATGAAATCGCGCGGGTTTGGGACCTTATCATTGCAGCAGAAAGAGCCGCTTTCCGCGACCTCTGCGCCCGTAAAGCAATGCTACCCGTTATCAGCATGACGGAGGCCGCTCGATGAAACGCTACTGCTCCCGGCGGGGTTGCTTTAAGCAGCATGAAGAGGAGGAAATGCTGTGCGTAAGTGAAAAAGGTGGAAGGGCTAAGCTTTATTTCTGCCGTGACACCGACTGTCACGGGAAATACCTATCCAGCAAAGCCATTCGCACTGCATACCGTAAAAACGTTTATTCACGAAATTTTCAACGCTACTCAGGACTTAAATAATGGATAAGTTTTCATATGCCATAAAAGCTAAAAAGACCTCAAAAAAACCGATGCTTTTTATTATTGTTGAGGCAAAAAATGAAGTCGCTGCGGAACGTAAAGTAATGGTTGTGCTGGATGATGCTGAAATTGAAACCGGCAAAGGTGGTGATTATTTTTCGCCGTCCCGTACTGAATATTGTGCTTTCGACGATCTGCCGGAAATTGGCGTTCTCGATGATAAATTTTTTGACCGTTACACCCTGAATGAAGATCTAACCATTTCACCCGTTGCCGCTTCTGCCATTGAGGAAAAAACTGAGGCGCAGCTGCCTGAGCACAGCAATACACCGGTGCTTAAAACGGTTGCGGAACTCCCCTGGCGCCAGCGTCTGCTCGTTCATATCTGGAATGATGAGTACAGCTACAACGTTGATCAGGAAGTTGTAAAGCAGGCGTACAGCAGAGAGCTGGACACTGACGACAAATACAGTCAGAACCTGATCCTTGCATGTGACCAGAACGAACTCAAGACGCTGAGCGACCACAACCTTTGGATCGCAATGTCAGCGGTTCGGGATATCTTCCCACTTTCTGGCCCGGCCCCGCTGCTGTCCGACGTTTGTGCTTTCGTTAAGAAGTACATCGAAACGGAATACCTGGACCGCAAGCTGATGATCAACGCATGGAAAGACGGCAACCGGAACTTCGTTGTAAAACGCACACCATCTGGCGCCACGGCTGGCGGGAATAATCGCACTGACCGCGGCGAAGGATTCAACCACACCAAAGACACCCTGGCCGTGGAAGTAGCCCTGGGCGTCCTGGGCCGCTCTATGGACTTTGATATTTACAGCACTCCCGTATCTATCGTTAACCGCGCGCGCGAGATGGTGGACAAGAAAGAGAAACCGTTTATCGACTGGTTCGACGCCTGGCGCGCTCTTCCCGGCGGACTGGATTACTCACGCGCTATCGTTATTTATTCCGTTAAATGCGCTGCTGAAGATCAACCGCTGGCAACGGGTAAATTAATGCACTACCTGGCTAAAACCCTGACAGAGACAGACCACGAACACCCAGCGCCTGAAATCGTTGCGGCAGCGTGTGGCGTTACGCCGGATGAAATGGCGCAGCAGGAAACCTCACTATCTGGCGGGGAATCCCACGCGAACCTTTTGCCGCTGGATCTGAGCCAAAAAATTGCCGTGGCAATGTATGACCCGTCGGTTAACCCGGAGGAAGTCACAGAGTCGATTCTGGATGCAGCAATGCTCGAGCTTTCGCGCAAAGAACCTGCTTTCGTGCGCGCCCAGAAAGCGCTGATGTATCTCGCTGATAGTTTGAACAATTACAGCGATGAAGAGATTTTTACCGCCGTCCGCGCCGTGGACTTCAACACCCTACAGGGCATCGTGATGTATCGCCGCGCCGCGCTCCAGGCGCTGGGTGAAACCGTTGTGTTTGATGAGGATGAAACCAGTGAAGATGAGGAAGAACAGGCGCAGACCGGCGCAACAGGCAGTGTGGATGATGCAGGTTCAGAAAGTCAGGTTGTGGTCGCGCCTGCAGCAGACGCTGGCAAACCAGCGGAGGAAGTGAAACCGGGCCGTACCATTTTCAGCGTGACCGAGCTGCTCAATGCACCAGCTGCTGCGCCGGTTGATAATCGTCAGGAACTGAGTGATCGGCAGGTAGAGATTTGCATCGCCATAAACGAGCTGCTGAGCGGACGAACGAACATGATCGGGGAAGCTGACATTGCGGAGTTTGCTGAAAATATTAACCACCCATACAGCGCCCTCACGCCGCTGCTAATCGCGGATATTGAATCAGCTGAGGCTTTGCTCTCTCCAAATTTATCTGATGAGGAAATTCACGGCGTTGTCACCACATTGCTCGAGCGCTGGAGTGAAGATGCAATGATTCGCCAGAAGATTGCTCTCGACGATGCAGACCTATGGCGCAAAGAAATGTTGCACAGAGAAAAGGAAAAAACGCCGCAGCCGGTTGCGGTTGAACTGCCGGCGCTGGTTGCGGCTGAACTGCCGTCATCAGCAGTGGAACCTGCCCGACTGAATGCTCTCACCTTCAAGCAACAGCTACTTCTGGCTGCCGTGCAAGGGCTGTGCGCCAATCCTGCTCACGCCACAAGCTTCGAAGAAATCCCGCACATGGCCAGCGTTATCGCCGACTGTCTCTCGCCGGAGAATGACTCATGTACAGAATAACCGCGACGATTCAGAAGCCCGGCGGCGGTCCGGTTGAGTGGATGCGCATGTCCAAAGACAAACTCACCCAAGAGCAATGCGCGCGCATGCTATCCCGCAGCAAAGAAGCAGGGAGAACGGCAGAGGAAAAGGTAACGCTCACGAAGTTTAAGTGTGTGGGCGTGAAGCCACCAGCCAAGAGCAAACGATAATCGGGGGGCGCCGCCCGGGCGCCTGATTTTTGTTTATCAAATTCATGCCGGCCATTTCTTTATGATTAACGCCGGTCACGAGGTGATTATGTCGAAGTTCGTGACGCTGCCGACCTGGGCGGCGATGTATTACGAAAATCCTCCCGCGGTAGGGACTTTGCGCCGATGGGCGAGAGACGGGAACATTTACCCGCCGCCGCAGTTACACGGGCGGGAATACCGAGTTGATCCGGATGCCTTTTATATCAAGCCCAACAAAGCCGGGGTTTCACTGGAACACCACCACCCCAACGGCAGAACCGGAAAGCGTAGCGCACTGCTGGAGCAGCTGATCGATGAGTCGAAAAAATTACGATGCTAATCTTCCAAAAAATCTGACGTATCGTAAAAAAGGAAAGGCTTTTTACTGGCGGAACCCTCTCACTAAAAAGGAAATTTCGCTGGGGCAAATAGCTCGCAGGGATGCGATAGCCCAGGCTATCGAAGCGAATAATTATATTGCGAATACGTCCTCCCCCGTCTCACTGATAGAGAAAATCAAAGGTACAGACGTGCTCACAGTCAAGGACTGGTGCGAGCGGTATTACACATTGCTCGAGCGCCGGGATTTGGCAGCCAACACATACAAAACAAGAAAAAATCAGCTGGTAATTATTAAGGAAAGAATCGGGGGCAGGATCCTGGCCGATGTATCAACCCGGCATATTGCTGAGTTTCTGGATCCGTGGATAGCGGAGGGCAAAAACACAATGGCAGCAGGTATGCGTTCAGTGCTTTCCGATATGTTCAGAGAGGCGATTGTCGAAGGGCATTTAAAACAAAATCCGGTAGAGCCAACCAGAACACCAAAGATTGAAGTAGCTCGGGTACGCCTGCAGCTCGACACGTTCAGAGCTGTTAGCTCTGCTGCGGAGCATTTTCCGGCATGGTTCCCGCTGGCAATGGATCTTGCCCTGGTCACCGGGCAGCGCCGGGAGGATGTGGCGGCCATGAGGTTTAGTGCGATTTATGATGACCGGTTGCATATAACTCAGATGAAAACAGGCATGATGATCGCCCTGCCCTTATCCCTCGTTCTGCCGGCGGCAGAGCTGCGGCTCGGTACCGTGATAGACCGGTGCCGCCTGGTGAGTCGAACCGACTTCCTCATCAGCTCGGGGATCAGGAAGAACAGCCCGGAGGGCAACATACACCCGGACGGTTTAACTAAGAAATTTGTAGCTGCGAGAAAACTGGCTGGAATCGACGACGAGGATCCGCCGACTTTTCACGAGATACGCAGCCTCGCTGGCCGACTTTATGAAAAATCGCACGGTGAAGAATTTGCGCAAAAGCTGCTGGGCCACACGTCAGAAAAAACGACAAAAATGTACCTGGACCCACGCGAAAAAAGTTACGTTTTGCTGTGAGTTTGCTCGGTTAGAAAAATGTTAAATCAAAAAATAGTGTGGTATAACGGAAAAAGGCCGGAATATAGAAATTCGAGTAAATTTCGAGTAATTTCGGAACGGCCTCTGTAAGTGACTGTAATGGCTTACAAATAAAAAAAGACCGAATACGATTCCTGTATTCGGTCCAGGGAAATGGCTCTTGGGAGAGAGCCGTGCGCTAAAAGTTGGCATTAATGCAGGCTAAGTCGCCTTGCCTCTTAAGAATAGATTACCGACGCAGGTTTTCCAGTCCGCAGCAAAAGTGGTCAGAAAAAAGCCGCATTTAAGGTGACTGTTTATGCAAAAACAGCAATATCCCCTTGAGGTTATTGCTGTTTTTTTATGGCGAGATTTTATGCGGTTTTTAGCTTTTACACAGCTTCTGAGCGCGTTCTACAAATGGCTCAAGGCTCATTTTCTGCCCCGGATGCTGCGGGTCATCAACCTGAATCGCGCTAATCGGCTGCCCGGTAGTTTTACCGCTTTTCACCTGCTGTTCCGCAACATCGTTCAGCGGATACTGCATCAGGGTGCTCGGGTTAATAGCAAACAGGGCGTTACCCGCGCGGCAGCTGAGCATCACCTCTTCGCGGTTGAACGCCCATTTGTCTTTACCCACCTCAAAGCGGCTCACGGTGATAATTTGCGGGGCGGCAAGCGCGGAACTGGCGCAGGCCATCAGCAGTAAAGTCAAAATGCTCTTTTTCAT